CCTTCTGGTGCGTCGCGTATCGGATCAGGTGTCAGCTTACTCTTCTGCATCGGTAATCCATTCTATCCGAGGGTCATCGGCGTAGCCCTTGTACCAAATAAACCAGGCATATGCTGTTGTGCCCGTGCTTGTGATGTCTTCATCGCCGCGCCAGATGGTCAGCCTCCGACTAAACACCAGGACACGGGCAGGTGGGTTCATTGCGAACAGCCCCCAGTAGCGGTTTATTCCCTCCAGGAAGCTCAGTCGCAGCAACCAGGCGTGTTTACGTGTGCCTAGTTCTATCGCGTGGCTGATGAACTGTTCAGCTAATTTGTAAGGCGGATTAGATATTATGCTATACAAACATGGATGGCACGGCCGCTTTTCCATAAGAAAATCAACCCCGGACTTGCAATAGCCATAGTCATTGAGGTCACTGGCAATCACACCATAGCCAGCTTTCTCGCATACCTCGGCCAGGGCACCGTCACCGGCAGCGGGTTCCCAGATCACTTGTTCAAACCTCTCCCGGCTGAGTAGGGCAGCGGTGGCATGAACGGGCGTTGGGTAAAAATCATCCTTGTGTCGGCGATTCATCTCTATCCTCCGGCCTTGGCTTATCATTGACGCAGACGCAGTGTGTCCACTGCACACAACCCTCGCCGTCCGGCTCCCGAACCCAGCCGTCATCACAATTATATCTGCACCGGGCTTCAGTCATCATTTGCCGTCTTTCAAATACAAGACGTTGCGAACCTTGCTTACTTCAGCCTTGCTGCCATACTTAAACCCGCCGAGCCTCTTGCCTCGCGCTGCATTGATGTAACGTCCATTGGTGGCACGGGTTGCCTTAGCCGTTTGAATGTGCAACGCCTTGTCGTTGATCCGGGCTAGCTCTTGGGCAAACTCTTCTACTGACATATCAAGCACCGTTTTCATCAATACGAAGCAATCTCATGGGCAAGAGCAATGCGGATAGCCTGCTCCTCCGCATCGGTTACCTTGTGCTTTGCCTCCAGTATCGCGGTCAATTCTTGATAGGCGCGCGCGAGGGCAGGGTCTTTCATAATGGCAAGGCGAGTGGTCTTTACTCCATGAAGTATTGTGGTGTGATCCCGGTCCATTGCCCGGCCAATGTCGCACAATGATTGATAGGTCAGCTCATGTGCCAGCAAACAAACCAGGTGCCTCGGCTTGGAAAACTCACGGTGACGGCCACGGCCAAGCAGGTTTTGCGGAGTGATCTTGAAGTGTTCGCAGACTGCAATTACAACTTCTCTGACCGATACAACCGGGGCGATATCTCTAAGATCTTCGTGCCTGGATACAAACCTTCTACCAGCTTTTTCTTGAGGCGGTAGATATCCGTCTTGTATCCCTTCACGTCCTCGACTACCCGGCACCCAACTTGCCCGTCGGGTCCGCTCGCCATCAGGTCTATGTATCTGAAATCTGCCAAATAATCGCATATCTTTCTCCCATTTATCTCACAACGTATGCGAGGATGTATTTCTAAGTGACTGATTTCCCCGGCTTCGAGCCGTGGCTTCAGTGTGAACTTGTAGTGCTTGGCCTCGGCCTGACTGTCGAAGGTGTAGCCGTCGAGCGAAACCTTCTTATTCCTGAACTTGCTAGGCCGCATTTCGGTCTTTATCCGAGAGCTGTTCAGCCAGCAAAACTTCAACCAAAGATGCGAGTGACCGGCGTTGTCGCTTTGCCTCGCGCTCCAGATCAGCTTTTAACTCCCGGCTGATCCTCACAAAAAGTGCAGTGTTATCAGACATTTGTACGTTTCCTTACAAAAAGTTACCTCTAGGGGTTGTACAATCGATATCATAGTGCTATCTATAATAATAGATGAACAAATCAGTAACGCCAAAGGAGGCACCCTATGTACACAGAAGCTCAAATGAAAAAAGCCCTCGGCACAAAGCGGTGGGCATGGGTCCAGGACTACAGCTTTGAATGCGACACTATCGACATACTTTTCAAGCTGCCACTAACCACGGTCCACGGCACAACTTGTTATGTCTGCCAGCCCTTTGAACACGACATGACCAAGAAACAGGTCATTGACGAAATCAAGTACGAGATGGATACCGCCACCTTCACATGGGATGAGTGTCCATATCTTCCTAACGGCGATAACAAAGTAAAATTCTCATTGGAGGCATGACATGACAGCATTACAGCGTGACGATCACGGGCTACCGCATACCGGCAAGTATGCGGCCTATGTCCGTGTGTCTACCGACAGTCAGGATGTTGCGACACAAGAGCATAGCATCAAAGACTGGCTCAATGGCGGTGACCATCAGGTCAAATGGTTCCGGGAAGAGGGGGTCAGCTCCGGCGAGGACTGGCACAACCGCGAGGTCTTACAAGACTGCCTGAGGTATTGCCGCAAACAGGGGGCAACCCTGATCATCTATTCTCTCAGCCGTCTGGCTCGTAAGCAATGGGAAGCTCTGCGCTTCTTCGATCAGTTAGTCAAAACAGATAAAATCAAGATTGTGATTATTGACGATCCGGCTTTGGATGAAACCTCGATTGCACTTCGGACAATGTTTGATCAGCATGAGCGTGAAAAAATCCGGCAACGTACCAAGGCGAGCTTGGCCCGGATACAAGCGGAGATCGAAGAGAAGGGGCACTATGTCACCAAAGAAGGACGGCATATAACCAAGCTCGGTGGCCATGAAAGGCTTGAGCTGGCCCAAGAGAAGGGCAACGCCACGGTCAAAGCCAATGCTGATAAGAGAGCCGCAACGGTCTGGCCGACAATCCAACAAATGCTGGCTAACGGTGAGTCACTGAGGGCGATTGCCCGGCGTCTCAACCAACTGGGCGTAGCATCACCGGCAGCACAACGCAAACCTGATGCCATTGAGAAATCTTTATGGCATGCCTCAACTGTCAACAACTACATCAAGCGCATGAAATCAGGTTCTTTACAAGCAGCATGATAACAAATAGTGTACAGCATCAGAACAAAGGAGTGTATTGAGATGTTTTATAGTTTATCAAACCTTTTAATTTTAGGGCTGAAGATCACCGCAATCGTCGCCGGTTGCTTCGCCTTTGCAATGTATGTCTGGGCAGCAATGTGGTTTCTTTGTGCCTTGGATGATGTCTGCTACGCCGCGAATGTTGGGGTGTAGTCATGCCAAAACACACAATCGACGGACAAGAGATTGGCAGCTCAACCGCGCCCGTCATCGTTCTTGGGAAAAATAAATACGGCGATACCGCGCAAGCAAAGCTCGACATATTTAGAGCTGCACTAGCCGGGGTAGAAACATTACCGTCCCGGCATAACCTCAAAGCAAAGCGCAGGGGCAATCATTTTGAACCGGCAACGGCTAACTGGGCACAAGAGGAGCTGGAAATAATGACCGGCGGCACGGTCAAAATGTGGGAGCCAAGAGAGGCGTTCCAAGACAGATCACTCAAGATTGCGTCAAGCATCGACAGGATCATTGAGCTTGAACAACCCTTGACCCTTACTTACGGGGGTGAGGAGCACACCTTCAGTGGCACCGGCATATGTGAAATCAAATCTGATTCGCAGCATCAGGGGAGGCCGCATCGGGAATGGATCATTCAGGTACAGCATCAGATGATTTGCTCCGGCCTTGAGTGGGGAATCATTGCTTGTATTGATCAGGCTATGAAGCTGCATTTCTACCCGGTGCCGCATGATCAGGAACTCGTTGATCAGATGCTAGCCAGCTATCAAGAGTTCTGGGCTTTGGTTGAGAGCGGTGAGGACTACCCTGTTGACGAAGAAACAACCGGGGAGGTGATTGATATCACCGAACTGCTGCCCAAAACCAACCAAGATTTGCAACAGCTTTGCTCGGACTATTTGAAAATGGCGGCTGAAGAGAGCCAGTGCAAGCGAGTAAAAGCAGAGATCAAAGACGCAATCGTGATTGCATTGGACGGCCTCGGCGTTGAACACGCCCGGTTACCGGGCTTTGAGATCAAGTCTCAGACAGTCGTGAAAAAGAAACGTAAACAGATCGAAACGGGTGAGACATATGAAAGCCTTAGTTTCAGCGTGAAAGGAATTGATGATGAGTAAGGTTACAGTACTTGAACCAACCAATATGACGGAGGCTATGGAGTTTTCGACAGCAATGTCAAAGTCTCAGATGGTGCCCCAAGCATACCGCAACAAGCCAGAAGATATACTGGTTGCTATACAAATGGGCTACGAGGTGGGGCTGGCTCCCATGCAAGCCCTGCAAAACATAGCCGTGATATCCGGCAAGCCTACTGTCTGGGGTGATGCACTGCTGGCACTGTGTAAGAAGCACCCGGCATGGCGTGGCATGACCGAACAGATTGAGGGCGAGGTAGCCACTTGCACAATCAAACGTGCGTTGGAAAACGGCGAGACTGAAACCATCAGCTCAAAATTTTCACGGGATGATGCGCTAAAAGCAGGGCTGCTGAACAAAGCTGGGCCTTGGAAATCATACCCCAAACGGATGTTGGCACTACGGGCGAG